CTCAGTAATTTCCTCTCTACAACTTCCTGTGTCTCATGGTAGACAGTTGCATCCATAGCGCCGAAGTCGGTTGAGAGGGTGTGGAAACGGCCTTCGTCTTTCATCCGTCTAAGGAATACCGCTAGCTTCTTCTCGGAAGTTTTGTAGCTATATCCGGGGACTAAGTTTCCCAAGGTAGCATTCAGCCAGTTTGCTATGATCCATGGAATTCCGGCTGCTATCTGCGGTCTGTTCTCCACGATGCGCGCGCGCTTTTTATCGCCATATATCACCCCTTTTCTCACTCGTCGCGGTTTCGAGTAAGTTTCGTACGCTTTTACGAATCCGGTGTAATGTGAAGTTCCCATCTTGTCTTCACGTTGCTTACGAACTGCTTGGCGATAGACCTCCTTTTTGTTATTATCGTAACCTTGTTTGCTCTCGATCAGTGTCTCAGGAGATACCCAGTGTTTTTCTATAAAGTCTGGAGTCAACCTTTTTACTATCTTGCTAAATTCCTGTTCCGTGGTCTTGTCGAGTCTTCTTAGCCATTCCTCGTCGACTCCAGAGTTAGGTCTAAACATTCTATTAGATATAGCATGTTGCAGATTTACGATGCTGGTGTGATCGTAAGCGTATGACTCCACGGTTTTCCCGTGTTGATCCTGGAATTCGAAACCGGTTTGAATGGGATTACGAGGTCTGTTCTGCCCCAAGGAGTCGTGTTGTTCTGCCAATTTTAGGAATTCGTCTTCCGTAACTTGTCTCTGTTTATGGTAGAAGGCTATCGAGACGAGAGTTTGATTGGCAGTATTGATGGGTTCAACCTCTTGTATGGGCTTCCTGACAAAAAACCTGCTCATTCTCTCGCCCACTCCTGCGAATAGGATCTCTTCCTTTTTCTCTTCAACCGGGGAGTTTCTGCTAGCCGTTGGGGACTTCAAGAATGTTAGGATATAGTCTTTCCCTCTCCGGACTAAGCTGAGTAACATCTCGCGGCATCTTGAAATGGCTGTCGAAATTGCCGTCGACATAACGCGCGAAATGCCTTCCACGGCTGTCCTCAACTCACCCCTCATGCTTCTAGTCACTAGCTGGTTCTCACTGTGGCTGCTCCTATCTAGTGCTCCAAAGAGTATTTGTTTGGTGCCGTTTCTGGCCAACGTTAGCTCGTCACTTTCCACTATGGTAGAATTTACAGACTTGGCCCGCCAGATACTCAATGTTTTGTAAGTGCACATCTCCCACACAAAGCCCACCGCGACTACCTGCAC